TAACAAGATATAAGCATAAGAATTGAATCGAAGATTTAAAGAAATGTCAGTTTTATATTAATAAGATTATAGAAGGTTATGAGAAAACCAAGGGTAAGTGTTCAAATGACTATCCAATCTCTATATGAGGAATATCTAAAACTAACTCCAGAGAATCCATTAGGGTACCAAAGGTTTAATAATAGGCACAATGCTTGATATACATATAATCAGATACTAGAAATAGGGAAATTACCATCTAGGAAAATAATGAATGGAAGTATGCCAGAACCAAGAGTGGTACAAAAAACTAATAATAACAGAGAAAAATACTGGAAAGATTATTTTAAAAAACAAATAGAAGATGAAAGAACTACAAACACAAATTAAAGCCTGACCGTTTAAGTTAGAATCTGGTTTCACTACAGCTTGGCTCAAGACCTTAAGAGACAAAGGTTTCTATGTTGATAAGATTAGTGATGGGAGTATTGGTACTAAAAAAGTCGATTGCTACATAGCTACTAATAAATCCTTTTATATATGTGAGATTAAGATTATTAATAAAGATATCTTTCCATTGAGTAGGTTGAGACCTAATCAATTAAAAGGACTAAGACTTGCAAATAATCTATGAAAGAAATTCTGACTAAAAGATCTAGCTATAGTCGTAGTCTATTCTAAAAAGTTTAATGATTATAAAATTGTTCCATTTGATATAATAAAAGATATAGATATAAATGATTCGCTTAAATTGAAATTTAATATATAATATAAATATATAATTTTTAATTTAATTTTATGACATACTTATTGAAAAAAGGAGAAGTATTTAATAGCTTAACAGTCATAAGAGAAGTTGATAGATCTTATCAACCATCTTGACATTCTTATAGGAAAGTATTATGTAGGTGTATTTGTTGAATAGAAAAAGAAATATGATTAACAAACATAAGAAGGTGAGATACAAAATCATGTTGATGTTATAAAAAATCAGGACTAAATAAAATCACACATTGATTAACTTGATCAAATATATATACGGTTTGGAGAAATATATTTAATAGATGTGATAATAAGAATAACTCGTCTTATCTTAGATATGGATGAAGATGAATTACTTATGATAAAAAATGGGAGAATTTTGAAGAATTCTATAAAGATATGTATGTGACTTACAAAAAATGATTAACATTAGATAGAATTAATAATGATTGAAATTATTGTAAAGAAAATTGTAAGTGGTCTACAAAAAAAGAACAAGCAAGAAACAGAAGTACAAATCATATATATAAATGAAAAACATTAGCTCAATGGTGTGAAGAAAAAAATATTAGATATTGAAAGGTTCAAAATAGAATACACCAATTATGACGGAGTATAGAAAGATCTTTAGAAATAAATCAACAAACACTAAAAAACATTAAAAAGTATTAAAAAGATTTGACTTTGAAGTAAAAATCAATACAATGAGTCTATACAGTAATTATCTGTATGGACTTTTATTTACATAACTCTTATATAAAAATGAGTATGACAGAAACAATTAGCGAAGATGCTAACACATTATATCTATCTATTGTCGGTGGAAACATGGTACAAAAGGTAGATGAAGGAACTCCAGGATCAAAAAGAAGAGACTACGAAGTTGGAACTTGAGAAACTAAAACGGTAGGTACTAAATTTGAATTACACCATAAAAACTTAATTGGTAGAATTTCAGGATTAGAATTTGTTGATGGTAACTTTGGTGAACAATTTATATTAAGTCTTACTAATGGTGAAGATAATGCTAAAATACATTTAAACACATCAAGTAAATATTTTGCAGCATTTGCTAAAAAATTACCTAATATTGATCTTGAAAAAGATATTACTATTAATTCTTATGATTTCCAAACTAAAGACGGAAAACAATTAACTGGTACTGATATTAAACAAGATGGAGAAAAAGTAGAAGATAACTATTGGGATGGATCTAAAGCATTAAATGGTATTCCAGAAGTATCTAAAGCTGATGCTAAAAAGTTTGATTCTGACGATTGGAAAATGCATTTCATGACAGTTAAAAAGTTCCTTAAAAAAGAAGTTGAAAAAGTAGTTTTACCAGATACTAATGAAACTCCTTTAGAAATCAATGATGTAGATGATGTATTTGAATAATTAAAATATTATGACTGATAAAGAAATCTTAGAAAAATATGGGTTCACAATTATTTGTGAATCTCCATTTGAAATATCAAATGAAGTTAATGAAAAAGCTGAATGAGAATTAGCTTACATGGTATTAGATCATTGTAAATATTTTTTAAATAAAGACGATGAATAATATAAAACCTGAATTCATTCAGCTTATTAAATTCCAAGACTCTATCAAAGATAAAGTAAAACAATTAGAAAAATTAATGCCTTGATCTCCAAATGAGATTAAGGTCATTGATTCACAATATTATGCTTACAGAGCAATACTTTGAGAGATAGATATGTTTATGGAAGATGGTGCTGAGGATGAGAGAGATAAATTACAGGAAATAGCTTATGACTTAATGGATGAAGATGAATAAGAAATATAAAAAACTTATTTCTTTGTATGAAGATAGAGATATTACTTGATGATCTATATTTAATGAAGCAAGAGAAAATGCTATTAAAAATAAGGCTCTTTTATTAAATATGCCCTTTTATTTAGGATGAGAAATAGTGACTTTACAGTATGATTGTATTACTGATGATCTATTTTTACAGATTTCAGTAAGTGATAGAAGGTGTAATTATTGAATTAGATTTGATAAAATAAAACTATGAAAATATATAAAGAATTAGAACAATGAACTGAGGAATGGTTAGCTGTTCGTAAATGAGTGGTGACAGGGACTAAGTTGAAATGAGTCCTTTGATGACCGAAGGCTCAGTTAACTGAATACTACACATTACTAGCTGAAAAATATGTAGAAGAGGAAGACTTAAAAGCTTGGGAAATAATTGAGAGAGGTAATGAATTAGAATGAATTGCTAAAAACAATTATGAAATATTAAGTGGAAATAAAGTAGAAGAAGTTGGATTTATAGTAAGAGATGACAGGCATGGACTAAGTCCTGATGGAATTATTTTAGATGAAGATTGTGGATTATATACATGAAGTATAGAGATCAAGTGTCCAATGTGAAAGAATTATGTTAAATATCTATTAGAAGATAAGATACCTGATGAATACAAATGGCAAGTAGTTAACTACTTCCTTATAATGGAAGACTTAAAATGGTTAGATTTTATTATCTATAATCCAGATGTTTCATCTGAAATACCAAGTATTCATGTAATAAAAGTTACAAGAGAAGACTTACAAAAAGAAATACAAAAAGCAGAAGAAAGATTAAGTTCTTTTAAAGAAACTTGGGATGAACTTGAGGATAAATTATTAATTAAAGATGTAGAATTATGTTAGTAGCAATTGAAGCTGAAAGATATTATACAGTAAAAGAGATGGCAGAAATACTTAGTCTTAATCCACCTATTGTATCAAAGAAGTGTAGAGAATGAGTAATTGAATGTTCAAATATAGGATCTGAAAAGAGAGCAAATTATAGAATTAAAGGGGAAGCTATTTTAAATTTATTAATCAAATAATTATGGAAATTTTAATGTACGGAACTATTATAGTGTTAATTGTTATTACTGGGATTTTATTATTAGAAAGAAAAGTATTACTAGAAGCGTTAGAATGTACGGAAGATGAATTAAAAGAATCTGAGGAAGACTTTAGATGTGAAAAAAATAAATACCAAAGAAAGTTATATGCTTATAATGTATTGAAAAATAAGGTTGAGGATATACATCAATTCCATTTATTTAACGAAACTAAAGACAAAACTGCTAATAGATTATATGAATTAATTAAATAGTATGAATAAAGAACAAGTAGCAGAAAGTTTATTAAATCATAGTGATTGAGCTATACGGGAAATGTATAATACAATCAATAAGGATGAAAAAATGAAATCTAATAATGAGGAGTTCTTCCAAATGTTAGATGATGAAATTCAAAGAAGAAAGGTCCAGACTAATGACTTATTAGATAAATAATTATATTATGATACAAGTAATACCAACTTATTTCAAGCGTAATGAAGAATGAGTTTTAGAAATAAGTGAAACAAGCAACTGATGATATGCAATTCAAATGTCTTGAGAAAGGAGGCAAGAATTAAAAGATAACCCAGAATTAATTGAAAAGGATTATTGATATATAATAGATCAGATAAAAAAGAAAACTCAACACTTATTGGATAAAAAAAATGAAGATCAGATTTATCAAGAAGAGCATGAATGATATGACGATTGTTGAAGTAGTACAATTAGTATTTAAAAAAGATTATGTGTGAATTAAAATATATAGAAGAACATTTAGATGAATTTGAAGATGTTATAGTTGAAAGAGTAGTTAAACAGACATTAAAAGATTGTGATGATATAATGGAAAATAATCCTTTTGCTTGTGAGAAAGAAGAAGAAGCTATAAAAAAGAAGGCATTAGGGTTGCTAGATTTAATTAACGAAAGAAAATTATGATAGATAATTGACATAATTACTTAGAAATACATAGAATGGAAATAGAGCAGAGAAATCTAATATCAGAAGCTAAAAAGACAAATGATATGGATAGATTATATGAAATACAAGAACTTACTGATGATATAAATTACAGAACAATAGAAGTATTTAGATCTATAAGAATAAATTAAGATGGAAACAATAAGCCTAGAACTAAGTAAAAGATTAGCTCCTTATTTGGAGGATGTGGAGACAGAATTTTTTTATTACAACGATGTAGAATATGATATAAATAATTATGTATTATTAGATACAAAGGAAGAGCTTTTTAAAAAGTTTCTACAATGACATGATTTTAAAACTCTTACATTAGAAGAAGCTATTGAATTTTTACAAACTAATATTGCTTGAATATATGATATAGTCTCTGCAGAAAGTACTCAATGAAATTACTTTGAATGTAATTACTATAAAGATTGACCAAATAAAGATAAGCCATTTGATGTTGTATCTTGAAAAACTCTACTAGAAGCAATAGAAAAGATGTTAGAATATTTACTTGATAATGATCTATTATAATGAAAACGGAAATACCATATATGTCCTTCGAAAAATGGGGGGTAGAAAAAGACTTAGCTGAAGAATACCATAATAAAATACAATCTTGAGAAATAAAAGAAGTTAATAGATTAACTCTATGTAAGATAGAGACAGCATTAGGGTTAGTGGAAAAACCAAGTGAAGAGAAATTAAAAGAATGTAGAAGTAGATTACTTACTTGTTGATAATAAAAATTATGGGAGAATATGAAAAACTAAAATGGATATGTGATAAAATAGGGTATGAGTATACAAACTGGGATGAAAATTATTCAGATATATGAGCATTTGTACAAGAATTATGAGAAGGAAATCGTATACTTGATTGTTATGAAAACTGGATACCAATGAATCCAAGAGAGATTATATTCACTCCAGAGTTTATGGAAAAATACTCAGAGTATAAAGTTGTTGAAGTTAAGATAGCTTATCAAGATTTATATAGAGAAGTTATGTTTAATTTAGATAACCCAGTAGACTATTTATATAACCTATTAGATAATTAATTATGAAACAAAAAGTCAAAGAGCTCTCTGAACTAGTAGATGAACTAGTAGAAGAAAAGAATAACCTAGTTAGATATGAACACTATAGTAAAAACTCAGAAGAAGGGAGTAGTAACGAATGGTATAATAAAGTGAAGATACAGAAAATAGAGTGTGAGATAAGAGAGGTTCTAAAGAAAATAAATATATTATTTGATAATAAATAGAAGATGAGATATAAACTATTAAAGGAACTACCAGGGTGTAAAAAGTGAACAATATTTGATGAAGATGGATTTTTTATTGAATGAGAAATGGAAGAAAGCGTCGACGATACTATTGATGTACATTTTATTGATAAATTCAAACATAACAAAGAATGGTTTGAAGAGATTAAGGAAGTGAAGAGTATATATGATTTGAAGGAATGAGATACGTATTTCTATATAGATAGTAATAGTAATGTATCTGAACGAGAAGATGTATGATACAGTGTAAAAGATATTTTTTGTTGAAACGCATTCCTAACTAAAGAAGAAGCTGAAACAGAACTTCAAAAAAGGAAAGATATTGCTGAAGTTAATAAATATATGTATAATAATAAAGAAGATCATTATTTAATAGGTTTAATAGAGAATATAAACCTAGCAGAAGAAGTAGCGATAAAATACGTAAAAACTGAAAAGAACTAGAAGCAGAATACAAAATATTATTTGATATAAAATAAACAATGAAACAAAAACTAGAAGAAATGACAAACGACTGAATAGAAGCTCTTACTATTATAGAAGAGAATGAATGAAATGAAGAACTAGACGAAGAACTTTCTGATGAGTTCTACAGCTTAATCAGAAGAATAGTAGAGAAAGGGAATAAAATCCTAGAGTGTGAAACACAATATTTTATTAATCATAAATAAAATTATGAAACAAAAAGACTTCGAAGAACTAATGATGAATTGGAATGACTGTAAAGAAAAGAATACTAAGGTAGAATCTATTTTAAATCCAAAAAAATAAAAACATGAAATATTTAAAAGAACATAAAAAAGCTATTATTATTGCATTTGTTGTTATTATTGCATATACTCTGAATTCTCTATTTTTATATTCAGAAGTGAATGAAGCAAAAGCTCAATTATTAGAAGCCCAAAAACCTAGTTATGTTGAAGTTCAAAAAAATAAGATTGATAAATTATATTCAACTAGAAATGAATTAATATCTGCTAATGAAAGAATGACTTTACAGTTATTAGATAATGAGGAATTTAAATATATGACTGAATCTATGATTAGATGTGAAAAAGAAAATACATTTAATGAAATTAAGGTAATATGTCTTGAAAACTGGAAAAATTACTCAAAAAAGTAGAATCTCCGAAAAAAGAGAAAAAACTACCCTCTGTAACAGTAGTTGAAGAGGTAAAAGGTAAGAATATAAGCGAAGATAAAAAAGACCTCATAGAGGGCTTAATAAGCAATGAATTTAGTATTGATATACTTTCTTACTCTGTAGCTATGCAAGAAACAGGTAATTGTACTAAATGATACTGAATTACACATAATAATTGTTTTTGAATCAAACATTGAAATACTGTACCTTGCCCATGAGTTCCAAAAATGGCGATGTGCAAATTTGATTCACCAGAAGAAAGTTACGAAGCATTTAAAATTATATGGACTAAATGGTATTGAGAATTGCCAGATATAAATATGGCTAGAAAATGGAGTTGAGATGATAGATCAGAAGATTGGATGAATAATGTGCTTTGGTTTTATAATGATACATATTCTGCACTATAAAAAGACTAGAGATTAATCTA